TTGGTGATGCTGTTAGAACTCTTCCAAGAAAATTAAAAGTTGGATTTGATGATATAACTGGTGTACCTGGTGTTAGTGGAACTGCAGCACCACTTAAACTTGGTGCTAAGATTTCTGATGGAAATACAGCATCTGATGCTTATGGTTATATTGAAGCAGTAGCTGGAAGTGCCAATGATATGGTAATATCTTCTACTGGTTCTGGATATACACAGCAAACTAGTACTGCTAATGTTGAACTTTATCCAATTTCATCTCAAGAAAGAACAAAAGGATCAGCAACTGTTAGTATTAATGCTGCTGGTCAACTTTCAGCAATTTCTATAAACACTTCTGCAAGAGGTGCTGGTTATAAGGTTGGTGATGTTGTTGGTATTAAAACTGGTGATTTAACTGGTGATAAAGGAACTGGTGCTACGGCTACTATTAGTACTTTACACAGATATAATACATTCTTCTTGACTGACGTTAAGGGTGAACAATTTGACACATCTTCTGGAACTGATATCTATGTAAATGGTACTACTCAATTTAATAGTGGTAGTACTCATTTCACATCTTCTACTCAAAATGGATCAGAATATGCTGGTAATGTATTAGAAGTCCAGCAATATCTACATGGTATGCATGGTCAAAATAATGTTGTTAAACTTAGTGGTATTGATCCAAATTCAATTCCAACGTCTATAACTGCTAATATTGGTGTTAATGATGGAGCATCTGGAAGTATCTCTGTAGCAAATACTAGTTTATTTGCCACATATGAAGGTATCACAACTTCTATGGGTTATGCCAAGATCAATAATGAAATCATTTACTATAGTGGTATTACCGCAGGTGGTGGTGGATCTGGTACAATTGGTATTTCAACTAGAGGAATTGGTGCATCTGTAGCAAGAGCACATGATAATGGAACACAAATTCAGACTTATGAGTTAAATGGTGTTGGTCTAAGAAGACTTAATAAGCAACATTCTACCAATAGTATTATAGATTCTCCAAAAACATTCGATAAGTATTACTTACAGTTTGATAGAGCATCAGAAGATACTAAGAGAGATTCTGGTGATGAATTATTAAACTTCAATAATGAAAACTCTTTGGGTGGTGATAATCTATTTGGTACTAAGAACCTTCAGTTTAGTCAAATTACTCCAAGAATTAATGTAATTACTCCTGGTGATGGAACAACTATTTCAACAAAAATTAGAACTGTTTCTGGTACTAGTGCTGGTGGAGTTGAAGCTTCATTCCAAGATCAAGGATATGAGGCTATAGAACTTAATAATATGAACAATTTGGATAGTGTAAGATTAATTGCTTCTCAAGTTAATGAGACTCAACATATAACAACACTACCTAAGAATAAGTCCTTTACAATGTCTTTAGATTTATCATCTGCTAGTGAGAATGTTTCACCAGTTATTGATCTTGACAATACATGTGTTATTGTAAGTAGATCTAGGGTAGATAAACCAGTTATTGATTATGCATCTGATGGTGCTGCTAATTCAATTACTGAAGATCCTCATGGTGCAATCTATGTAACTAAGGGAATTACACTTAAGCAACCAGCAACTTCATTAAAAGTTCTTGTTGCTGCTTATAGACATTCATCTGCTGACTTTAGAGTTCTCTATCAATTACTTAGAACGGATTCTGAAGGAATTGATCAGGCATATGTAGCATTCCCTGGTTATGATAACTTAGAGGATACTGATGGTGATGGATATGGTGATAAAATTATAAATTCTGCTAAGAACAGTGGAAGACCTGATGCAAAAGTTACTGCTAATGCTGCTGGAGAATTCTCTGAATATCAATTCAGTGTTGATGATTTAGAACCATTTATCGGATTTAAGATTAAGATTGTGATGAGTGGAACTAATGAAGCATATGCTCCAAGATTCCAAGACTTTAGAGCAATTGCTTTAGCATAATGCTTAAAGTTGAAGGTCATAAAAACTTATATCGAAATGATACTGGTGCTATCGTTAATACGGATACGGTAGAGTATAATCAGTATAAACGATTAAAAAATAAAAGACAGTCTGAAAAAAATGAAATTGACAGACTGAAACGTGAGATTGATGACATCAAAGAGATGTTGAAAGAATTAAAGAATCCATAAATAGTTAAAAATCTACTTCGTCAAATGACAGTATACGTTGCCAATATAGTTATTAATGGGGGTGCTGATTTCTCTCAGACCTATGACTTGGCAGATGCTAACACTAATTCAGCAAAAGATTTATCTAGTCATGCAGTATCATCTCAAATGAGAAAACATGCTGGTGCTGTTGGTGTAACTACGTTTACAACCACAATAGTTAATGCTGCTGCTGGACAGATTAGAATAGGTTTGTCTACATCTCAAACTGCTGAATTGGATCCTGGTAGATATGTTTATGATGTAATGTTGACTGCTCCTGATAATTCTATGACTAGAGTTATTGAGGGTATGTCCCTAGTAAGAGAAGGAGTTACCCGTAACTAATGGCAATTACAGTCAAAGCAAGAAGCGTTCCCTCTATTACTGTTAGAGTAGGACAAGTTTCAGCACATAAAATTATATCATCATCATCATTTAAGGCAGGTAATCTTGCTAGTATTAATGATGTTGATGTTACAAATAGAAGTGCTACAAACACTTTGGTAATGTATAATGCGACTACACAAAAGTATGAACACGTATCTCCATACCACTTAGTTGATATGTCTGATGGTACACAAGATAATGCGATGGATGCTGGATTATTTTAATTAAGATCCAACATACATAAATACTTAAAATAAAAGCATAGATTTTACAACATGGCTTCTCCTGTTATTCAGTTTAAGAGAGGTGCTTTCGCTAGTTTGCCAGCGTTGAAAGCAGGGGAACCCGCATTCACATCTGACAAATATGATTTATACATTGGATTAGATAATAACTCTTCAAACAACAAATTTTTCGGTTCTCACCGATATTGGTTGAAAGAAACCGCAACAGCTGGATCAGGATTGAATCTAGTTGAAGGCACTAATAATGGTGTCCACGCAATATCAGTTAAATCTCCTGCATCGTTGGCAGCAGATTATTCGGTCACATTCCCTGATGCTCAGGGTGCTAACACAGCAATATTACAGAATAACGGTTCAGGAGTCCTAAGTTGGACTGTTGGACCGACTTTTGCTGGACCAGTTACTATTGCTGATACTACAGACTCTACTAGTAAGGATACTGGTGCTCTGATAGTTGAAGGTGGTGTTGGTATAGAAAAGAGTGTTCACGTTGGTGCTGCTCTCTCTGTAACCGATAGACTTTTCGTTGGTGGGCAATCAGAATTTATAGGTGTTGCTACATTCCGTGGTGGTACAGTTAGACTTGGTGATGCTGCTACTGATGATATTGTAGTCGGTGGTGAATTTGCTTCTAACTTAGTTCCTACTAGTGATGATGGATACGACTTAGGTAGTAGTTCTCAACAATGGAGACACTTATACTTAGATGGTACTGCTGATGTTGATAGCATAACAGCAGCTGGTATTTCTACTTTTGCTGCTAATCTTGATGTTAACGCTGATTTAGATGTTGATGGTATTTCAAATCTAGATGATGTTGCCATTGCAGGTGTAGCAACTGTAACTGGTAGAACAGACTTAAATGGTGATGTAAATCTTGGAGATGCTACTGGAGACACTATTACTGCTACTGGTAGATTTGATAGTGATTTGGTTCCTTCTACAGATGGTGCCAGAGATTTAGGTGCGTCTGGACTTGAATGGAAGGATTTATTTATCGACGGTACAGCAAATATTGATGCATTAGTTGCTGATACTGCAATTGTTTCAGACTTAACTGATAATAGAGTTGTTGTTGCTGGTACTAATGGAGAACTAGAAGATAGTGCAAGTCTAACCTTTGATGGTTCGACACTTGCCGTAACTGGTGCTCTTACAGTTTCAACTAACGCTACTATAAGTGGTAACCTGACAGTTCTGGGTACACAATCAATATTGAACACAGAGACCTTAAAGGTTGAAGATAGTTTGATTGAAGTTGGTCTTGTTAATAGTGGTGGTTCACTGGTAGCACCAAGTTCAGATGCCAACATCGACGTTGGTGTCATAATGCATTATTATAGTGGTTCTGCTAAGAAGGCTGCTCTATACTGGGATGATTCTGTTGCTAGAGTCGTTGTTGGTTCAGATGTTTCAGAATCCACTAGTGTTCTAACTGCTGCTGCTTATGCTGCATTAGAAGTTGGATCATTATGGATTAAGGATGCTGTTGGACAAACAGAGACTATTGGAGTCAGTGGAGGACAAAGAATCCTGCATAATATCACTGTAGATGGTGGAGCATTCTAACGCTTAAAAAATAACTTATAAATATAGGTGGGAGCAATCCCACCTTTTTTATTATATGAACCCATGAATGAAACTGATTATAAAAATTTGATAATAACATATCAGCAAAAGTCTTTTGATTTATTCTCACAAGTTGTTGCTCTAGAAGCAAAACAAGCTACATTATCCCAATTAGTTAAAGAATTAACAGAAAAGGTTGAAGATTTAACTAAAAAGTTAGAGAGAAAAAATAGAGGAACTAAAAAGCAAATCGCAGCGAACGTTGACTCTCAGCAATTCTAATGGCAAAACCAACCACAAGAAAAGAACTTGTACAGTACTGTAAAAGACAGTTAGGTGCTCCTGTCTTGGAAATTAACGTTGATGATGATCAGATTGATGATTTAGTAGATGATGCTTTTCAGTATTTTAATGAAAGACACTTTGATGGTGTTGAGAAAATGTACATGAAGTACAAGATTAGTGAAGAAGATATTAATAGAGGATCAGCAAAAAATGAAACAGGGGTTGGAATTGTAACTACTACTGCAACATCGGTGAATAGTGGTGCAGGTACATTTACATCTAGTTGGTATGAAACATCTAATTTCATACAAGTTCCAGATTCTGTGATTGGTATAGAAAAAATCTTTAAGTTTGATACTAGTTCTATTTCTGGTGGAATGTTTAGTATTAAATATCAATTATTTTTGAATGACTTATATTATTTCAATTCAATTAATTTATTGCAATATGCAATGACAAAATCTTATCTGGAAGATATTGATCATTTACTTACAACAGATAAGCAAATAAGATTTAACCAGAGACAAGATAGATTATATTTAGATCTGGATTGGGGTGCTCAACAGATTGATGATTGGATAATTATTGAATGTTATAGGGCATTAGATCCTGATACCTTTGCTGGAGTATATAATGATAGTTTTGTTAAGAAGTATTTAACTGCACTTATTAAGAGACAGTGGGGACAGAATTTAATTAAGTTTAAGGGAACTAAATTACCTGGTGGTGTTGAACTTAATGGACGTGAAATTTATGATGATGCAGTACAAGATTTAGCAGACATTAAAGAAAGAATGTCTACAGAATACGAACTTCCACCATTAGACATGATAGGATAATATGGCACTCAATCCGTTTTTTCTACAAGGTTCTCCTGGAGAACAAGATTTAATGCAATCGCTCATTAATGAGCAGTTGAAAATTTATGGTGTTGAAGTTACATATATCCCAAGAAAGATTGTAACTAGAAGTACTATTTTTGAAGAACTTGAGAGATCTAAATTTGATGACAATTTCCTATTAGAAGCATATGTAGATACTTTTGATGGATATGGTGGACAAGGTGATATAATGACTAAATTTGGTTTATCCTTGAAGGATGAATTGACTTTATCAATCTCTAGAGAGAGATTTGAAGATTTCATTGCTCCATTTATGGAAACTATGCCTGATGATGAAATACTTATAGACACTAGACCTAGAGAAGGCGATTTGGTATATTTCCCATTGGGAGGAAGATTATTTGAAGTTAAGTTTGTAGAGCATGAAGATCCTTTCTATCAGTTAGGTAAGAATTACATTTATAAACTTCAATGTGAACTCTTTGAATATGAAGATGAAGTTATTGATACTTCTATCGAAGCAATTGATACTAAGGTTGAAGACCTTGGACATATAACTGATTTAGCATTGATTAAGACAGCAGCTAATGCAACAGCAACTGCTATTATTGGTACTGGTGGAGTTGAACAAGTTTTCTTAAATGAAGATGGTTCTGGATACACTAGTACTCCTACAATAACCTTCTCTGCGCCAAGTTCTTTACCAGGTAGTGGAACAACTGCTACTGGTGTTGGTATTCTTACAACAAGAAATAATACCACTTCACTTGAGTACATACGTATGACTCATATGGGTGTTGGGTATGGATTAACTGCACCAACTATAACCATTAGTGGAGGTGGAGGAGTAGGTGCTGCTGCTACTGCTTCAGTCATACCTTTAAATTCTAAAGGTATACAAGAAATTAGAATAACTCAACATGGTATGGGTTATGATACTGTTCCAAGTGTAGCAATAAGTCTTCCATCTTTAACTCCAAATCAACCAGCTTCTGTGATGCCAATCGTTGGTACAGCATCATCTCAACCAATAACAGGATTCTATATACTTGATTCTGGTTATGGATTCTTCTCACCACCAACGGTTACAGTTGGTACTGCTGCTACAGTTGGAGTTGGAACATTCTGGTTCAATGAAGAAGTAGTTGGGCAGATATCTAATGTTGCCGCAAGAGTTAAGAATTGGAATGCAGACACTGCAATTCTTCAAGTTGGCATTCAAACTGGAACCTTCTCTTATGGAGAAAGGATACTTGGAATGAAATCTGGTGCTAATTATGAATTATCAAGACCAGGCACAGCAAGCACTACCACAGATAAATATTCTCAGAATGAAGATTTTGAGTTTGATGCTGATCTCATACTAGACTTCACAGAGTCGAATCCATTTGGTACATATTAAAGAAAATGTTAGGAACCTATTATTATCACGAAATTATAAGAAAGACTATTATCGGTTTTGGTACATTGTTTAATGCAATTCATGTTAAACATCATGATCAAGCTGGCAATAATGTAGTTCAAGAAATGAAGGTGCCATTAGCATATGGACCATCCCAAAAGTTTCTAGCAAGATTGGAACAACAACCAGATTTAAATAAGATGGTTGCTATAACATTACCAAGAATGTCATTTGAGTTGACAGATATTGAATATGATGCAACAAGAAAGTCAGGTATTACTCAAACATTTAAGGCAGTTGATAGTAGAGATAGTAAGTTAAAGAAGGTTTATATGCCTGTCCCTTATACTTTGGGATTTGAACTTAATATCATGTGTAAGTTGAATGATGATGCATTACAGATCGTAGAACAGATACTTCCATATTTTCAACCATCATTTAATTTAACTATTGATTTAGTGTCTATTATAGGAGAAAAAAGAGATATTCCTATTGTTTTGAATAATATTTCTTTCCAAGATGATTATGAAGGAGATTATGCTACAAGAAGAGCATTAATATATACAATGAGATTCGCAGCAAAAACTTACCTCTTTGGACCTGTCGCAGAGTCTTCAGAAGGACTTATCAAGAAAGTCATTGTGGATACTGCTATGGATACCAATACAGCGCAAGCTAAGAGGGAAATGCGGTATACAGTTGAACCAGATCCAATTACCGCCAGTCCTGGTGATGACTTTGGATTCAGTGAGACCACATCATTCTTTAGTGATGCTCAAACTTATAGTCCAACACAACAGGCTGACGTATAAAGAATAATGTCTAATTATGAACCTATTGACAATGCACTCAACATTGAGAGTAATATTGAAGTTAGTACTACACCAGAAGGTGGATGTTTAAAGAGACAAGATGCTCTTACAAATGTTACCCATGATGTTGATAAGGATTATGAATATACTCGTTCCAATTTATATTCACTTATCGAAAAAGGACAAGAATCTCTTAATGGTATTATGGAACTTGCAGGTGAAAGTGCAAGTCCAAGAGCATATGAAGTAGCAGGACAGATTATAAAATCAGTTGCTGATACTACTGATAAGTTAATGGAACTTCAAAAGAAAGTTAAAGAGATTGATGGGGACAAAGGAAAACCAACACAAGTTACTAATAACGCAGTGTTTGTTGGATCAACTTCCGATTTATCTAAAATGCTTAAAGATGGACTTTTAAACAATGACAAATAATAATACACCTTGGGAAGAAGATAGTGTTCAAGTTAATGATGCTGATGGTAATCTAGCATTTGAAGTAATTGATTTAGTTAAACCAGATAAATTAGTTCCTACTTATGTGAAAGGTGCTGAGTATTCGGATTGGAGGAAAGATTTAGGAGAAAACTGGACTAATACTACTACTGGTAATAAGGTAGGACAAACATTCTTACATGTTCCTAGTGGAACAACTGTATCTACTGGTGGTGCATTAGGTGGTGTTGAATCTATTCCATCAACTATTAGTATTGATGGTGAGACTGTACCTGCTCCAGATATTACACAGCATAATCTTCAAGGATATGCTATACCTATGGGATCTGAGGTTCTTAGAAAGAAAAAGAAAGATGATACTAATAAAAAATTAGATGCTAGTCAAAAGATTGCACAGAAAGCAAATGCTGATGTAATGATGAATGCAAGAGTTCCACCAATACCAGATGAAC